CACGCCCCGGCCCCCCCCCGCCCAACCCGCCCGCGAGCAGCGCATCGCCGAGCGCGCCGCGCGCAACGCCGCCCAGGCGCTGACATGCATGCCAAGGCGCGCGGCTGTCATGGGCGGGACGACGACAGGGCCAGCGCCAAAGACTGAGACGGTGGAGAGCGAGGCATACCGCCGTCTAGTCGCCAAGCTGCCCTGTATCCATTGCTGCGTGGTCGGTTACAGCCAGGCGGCGCACCCGAATACGGGTAAGGGCATGGGCGCAAAGACAGACGACCGCGACTGTTTCCCTCTGTGCTCCGACCGGCCTGGGGTCCGTGGTTGTCACAGCCGATTCGACCAAGGCGCGCTGTTTACGAAAGAGCGGCGCCGAGAGATTGAACCGCAGTGGGGACGGCAGACGCGGGCCGCAATCGTGGGCCTGTTTGGGTGGCCGCATGGCGTGCCGATGAAGGGAGACGAATGAAAATCACCGACCGCTACGCCAGCGCCATCAACAGCCGCACGCTCACCGTGGACCCGAAAACAACGATGAGCGACACGGACGTACTCGGCGCCTACGGACTGGCCGCCAAGCGCGCGCCGCTGGCTGTGGCGCTGTCCCGCCTACTGGCCGGCGACAACCGCGCCCAGGCGCTAATCGTGGATCACCTGGCCGACGATGCATGGCGCCATGCTCGGCATCTGCGCGTCAAGTGCAGCCCGGTGGAAGCGGCAGACCTGGCCCGCGCGTGCCTCGCGTGGTATCGGCATGGAGCGTGCAGGCCATGCGGCGGGCATGGCAAGCTCAAGATTCCGGGGACTGTGACGCTTGGGGTGGAGGACTGCCCGGCCTGCCGCGGATTCGGCCGGATGCCGCTGGAGGCGCAGGTAATCGAGCGTCACCGTGAGCTGGCTAGCTGGCTGGTGGCGATCATGAAGCGGGAGCTAGCGACGGCTGGGCCTGCGGCGATGGCGGCGCTCGCGCCGAAGGCGGCGCTCGCGCCGAAGATGGATTTGTGACCCTTGACAGTCGCTAAACGGCGGTTGACAATGGAAGGCAAGCGTAATAGAGGCCGGGAGAGCCGGCCATAACAAGATCGCCCCGACCATGAGGGGATAGGTGTCAGCGCAAAAGAGTGGAGGCGGATAAGGGGTCACGCCCTAAGAAGCCCATCTCTGGGGTGCCAGAGAGCGGCCCTCCAGCACTAATGGAGCCGCCCTCACTCTTTTGCTCTGCTGCGGCGTTGAAAGTCGAAGAAACGCTAGGCTCCCCGGAGGCCGATAAAGATTCGTCCGGGGCGTAAGGCAGGAAGGTGGCCGCAGACCGCTCTACCGGATTCTCCCGGGTGAAGTCGAAACACATCGCCGGAGTAGCGCCCGGCCAGCAGAGCAAACCATCGCTGGTAGGCCGCGAACCGCTCAGGCCGTCAACCTGAGCAGAGTGGGGCACCACGCAGCCGGTGAGAGCCCGGCAACGATTCAAGGCCCGCCACCGTGCGGGCTTTTCCTTTTGCTGGTCAGGCTGCGGAACCAACCGCAAGCGCGTCACACGGTCCTGTGGTGGGGAATGGCCGTTCGAGCCGGCATCCCGCGCGTATTGGGACGCCTGACCAGCAATCCCCATGCTCGGGGGCCGATCCATCAACCCAGGCCATCAGCAAGCCGGATCGCGCCCCCAGCCCCCATAACGGCCCGTACCCACTAACCCGGGGGCTTCTGGCGAAGCGCGGGCCGACCCCTTCCCCTGCAAGGCCGGAGCCTGCCCGGTGGCTCGTAACGAGCCGCACTTTCCCCGCCGCGCGTCCGACGGGTAAGCAGGCGCGACAGCGAACGGCGCCTCCAGCGGGGGCAGACCAACCCCCGTAACCAGCCCGACTCCCCTCCCAAGTCGGCCCGATGGCGGCATTCACCGACCGGGAAGCACGAAAGAAGTAGCCAATGCTTCTTAATGTGTAACGGAATCGGCGCGGAAGTGTCCAAAAACACCGGGCTGATACCAAAACTTGTAACAGACAAGGCCGGAAGCCAACCACCCGAAAGGACGGAGCTTCAATCATGGCAACCACCAAGAAGACAGCATCAGCCAAAGACGCCGCGCAAGACAAACGAGGCAGAGGCCGCCCCAGTCTCTATAAGCCTGAGTACGCCGAGCAAGCCGCGAAGCTGTGCAAGCTGGGGGCGACTGACGCTCAACTGGCTGACTTCTTCGGGGTCGCGGTTTCAACCGTCGCGCTGTGGAAAGTGCAGCACCAGAAATTTTCGGACGCCCTAAAGCTGCCAAAGAAAGAGGCTGACGAGAAGGTCGCGCAAAGCCTCTACCGGCGCGCTGTCGGCTACGAACACGACGAGGTTGATATCCGAGTCGTCGGCGGCGAGCTTGTCCAGACGGCGATCAGGAAGCACTACCCGCCTGACCCGACGGCCATGATCTTTTGGCTGAAGAACCGCTGCCCTGAAAAGTGGCGCGAGATGAAGGCCGTTGAACTGACCGGCGAAGGCGGCGGTCCCGTTAAGTTCGCCCGCATTGAGCGGACCATCGTAGACCCGAAGGCGTGAAGACGCTCGAGATCAAGACACCCCGAGTCTTCACCCCGCTGTTGAAGCGCAGCCGGTACAAGGGGGCCTGGGGTGGGCGCGGTAGCGGCAAGAGCCACTGCTTCGCCGAAATGCTCATTGAAGACAGCTTGGCCGAGCCCGGAGAGAGCGGCGGCGAGGGCCTGCGGTCAGTGTGCATCCGCGAGGTGCAGAAAGACCTGGCGCAGTCGTCCAAGGCGCTTATTGAGGCGAAACTGCAATCGCTCGGCCTTGGTGAGTCGGACGGCTTCCGGGTGTTCAAGACCGAGATTGAGACGCCGGGCGATGGCCTGATGATCTTCAAAGGCATGCAGGACTACACGGCGGACAGCATCAAGTCGCTGGAGGGGTTCAAGCGTGCATGGTGGGAGGAAGCGCAGACGGCATCGGCGGTGTCGCTGAACATGCTGCGCCCGACGTTGCGCGCGGCTGGGTCGGAGCTGTGGTTCTCGTGGAACCCGAGGCGCAAGAGCGATGCCGTTGATGCTCTGTTGAGGGGCGAGTCACTTCCGACCGACGCCATCGTGGTCAAGGCGAATTGGCGGGACAACCCGTGGTTCCCGGATGTGCTGGAACAGGAGCGGCTGGACTGCCAGCGGATGCAGCCGGAGCAATACGAGCACATATGGGAAGGCGGATACGCCACGGTCTTGGAAGGCGCCTACTACGCCAAGAACATCGCCCAGGCGAAGGCGGACGGACGGATCGGGCGGGTACCTGTTGACCCGCTGATGACGCTGCGGGCCTTTGTGGACATCGGCGGGACTGGAGCGCGGGCTGATGCCTTCGCCCTGTGGATCGCGCAGTTCATCGGCAAGGAAATCCGCGTGCTGGACTACTACGAAGCGGTAGGCCAGCCGCTGGAGACGCATCTGAACTGGATGCGCGGCAAGGGCTACACCCCGGACCGCTGCCAGTTCTGGCTTCCGCACGACGGCGAGCGGCATGACGCGGTGTTTGACGTGTCGTATGAGTCGGCCTTGAGGAAGGCTGGCTACAAGGTCACGGTGGTCCCGAATCAGGGGCGCGGAGCTGCGAAGGCTCGCATTGAAGCCGGTCGCCGGCTGTTCGGTTCCATGTGGTTCAACGAACAGACGACGCAGCCCGGTCTTGACGCACTTGGTTGGTATCACGAGAAGCGAGACGACAACCGCCAGATCGGGCTTGGGCCTGAACACGACTGGTCAAGCCATGCGGCGGATGCGTTCGGGCTGTGCTGCGTGGCCTACGAAGAACCGAAAGCGAAGGAAGCGGCGAAGAAGCCGGTTCGCATCGCGCAATCATGGATGGGATGAGATGAAACTGAACCCAATCGCGCTAGCCGTGCTGAGTGCCTACGGTCTTGCCAACCCGCCGCGCCCGATGTGGCTCGTCTCGCGCGCCACGCTGGCGGCCTACATGCGCTCGGGTGGGCCGACGCGGTACATCGGACAAAGGTAAGTCATGAACATCACGAGACGCGGCCTCATGGGTATGTTCGCCGCCGGGGCGGCCGCCGCTGTCCTGCCGTCTTGCGCCATCATGCCGGTGAAGAACATCCTGACTTGGGATGACTTCATCCGCGAGACGAGCGCCTACGACTTGCGGAGAGACGCATTTTTGACGCGGCTCGACATTGCGACGGAATGCCGGCAGCTTTCTTGCGAGACGTTCTTGACGATTGACGGCATGACCGGCCCCCAGCGCGACCATCTGCGGGCCATGTTGATCCAACAGGCCAAGCGCGATGGCATCAGGCTGCACGACCTCCGAAAGCTAGATCCCCTGCGCATCTAGCCGCCACATCCCAACGTCGAGACGACGCCGGAAACAGAACATGGAAAAAGACACCCTCGCAGACGACCGCGACGAGTTCTCGGCGTGCGAGGAACACGAGTGCGACCAGCGAAAGCAGTCTCTCGCCGACCTTGAGTTCGCCAAGCTCTCCCAGCAGTGGGACGAGAAGGACCGCACTCGACGCGAGAGTTCCGGCCGCCCGTGCCTGACCATCAACCGCCTGCCGGCGTTCACCAAGCAGGTGACGAACGACGCCCGGATCAACCGCGCGCAGATCAAGGTTCAACCTGTCGGCAACGGCGCGGACAAGCTCACCGCCGACATTCAGTCAGACTTGATCCGCAACATCGAAACGGCGAGCCAGGCGGACCAGGCATACGACTGCGCCTATGACTTCGCGGTGACGTGCGGCTTCGGGTACTTCCGCATCGCCGTGGACTACCCGGACGACGATGCTTTCGAGCAGGAAATCAGCATCGTTCGCGTCTCCAACCCGTTCAGCGTGTACGGCGACTATGACAGCACGGCGGGAACGTCGATTGACTGGAAGCGCGCATTCGTAACGGATTGGTACTCAAAGAGCGAGTTTGAGGACCGCTGGGGCACCGATGCCAAGGCGACCAGCTTCCAAGCTGATTCCAAGGACTACACCGATCAGTGGTTTGAGGACAAGGGCGAGAAGATCCGCGTAGCCGAGCGGTGGATCCGAGAGAAGAAGCCCACGCGACTCATCAAGCTGTCGAATGGCATGGTGCTCTACGAAGAGCAGTTGATGAAGATCGCCGACATGCTCACCGCGCAGGGTGTGACGGTGGTTGGCGACCGCGATGCGTGGACATGGAAGGTCCGTCAACGGATCATCACCGGCACTGACGTTTTGGAAGAGAACGATTGGGCCGGGAAGTACATCCCCATCGTCCCGATGTACGGGGAAGAGACGAACGTCAACGGCAAGCGGCTGTTCTTCTCGTTGATCCATCGCGCGAAGGACTCGCAGCGTCTCTACAACTATCAGCGGTCGCTGGCTGCGGAGCTGGGGGCCTTGCAGCCGAAGGCGCCGTACATCGGCCCGAAGGGCATGTTCAACAGTGACGCGGACCGCTGGTCTACCGCGAACGTCGAGCCCCACGCCTATCTTGAGTATGACCCGGTGCCAGAAGCGCCCGGGGCGATGCCGCAGCGCCAGGTGTTCCAAGGGCCGCCCGCAGGCGTGATGCAGGAAGCACTGATGGCCGCCGACGACATGAAGGCGATCATGGGCATCTATGACGCCTCGCTCGGGGCGCGGAGCAACGAGACGAGCGGACGCGCGATCATGGCCCGCCAGCGCGAGGGGGATGTCTCCACCTACGATTTCCGCGACAACAGAAACCGTGCCGTGGAGCACGGCGGGCGCATCATCCTCGACCTGCTGCCGAAGGTCTACAGCAAAGAGCGCATCCTGCGCGCCGTGCAAGAAGACGGCACCAGCTATCAGATCCCGGTGAATCAGCCGGCGGTCAACCCGCAGATCCTGCAGGCGGTCATGGCGGGTCAGCAGATCCCGCAACAGCAGGACCAATCTGGCCCGCCGCAGTTCGTGCCGCTGCCGCCGAACGTGCCGCCGTCGCCTCAGTTGCAGGCGCTGGTTCGGGTGTTCGACCTGTCGGCCGGCAAGTACGATGTGACCGTGACCGCTGGTCCGAGCTTCACCAGCCGCCGCGAAGAAGCCGCTACGCAGATGATGGAGTTCATCCGCGTCTTCCCGCAGTCGGCGGGACTGATCGGCGACCTGCTGGCGAAGAATCTGGACTGGCCGGGCTCGGAGCAAGTCGCTGAACGCCTCAAGGCGATGCTGCCGCCTCAGGCGAGGTCGCAGGTTGATCCGATGGTGGCGCAGCTGCAGCAGATGCTCCAGCAGCAGGACGCGCAGGCTAAGCAGGCGGTTTCTGTGCTGCAGGGTCAGATCGCCGAGCTGCAGAAGCAGATGGCCGACCGACAAGCTGAGTTCGCGCTGAAAGACAAGGAGCTGGACATCAAGGCGGCCGATGCCGAGACGAAGCGCATGCAGGTTCTCAAGCCCGAGGCGCCTCAGGTGGCCGCCGCTCCTGACCCGGTGAAGGTCGCGGAACTCCAGATCCAACAGCGCGAGGCTGAAATCAAGGCATACGAAGCCGAGACGGAACGGCTCAAGGTCTTGGGCGCGACGATCACGCCCGATCAGATTCAGGCGCTGGTCGCGCAGACCGTGGCGCAGGCGCTGGCAGTGGCTCCACCGACGCATACGCAGACCACCGAGACGATTGTCATGGTGCCGCAGCCCGAGGAGCCAGAGGAACCCGAGGAATCGGAAGGCCCGGAGATGCCCGGCGAAGAACGAGACGACACCCCGCCCAACGGCGGGGTTCCCACTTCTGAGGACGACTGATGTACCGCGTACTGCGCCCGATCTACACGCCGACCGGAGAAACGCTCAAGTCCCGCGATGGTGACGACGTTCGATTCTTCCGCGTGGACTTCGAGGAAGTCGGCCGAGCCTTGAGCATGGCGGATGCGCTCGCCAAGTACGGCCGGCGTGCGGCTGGCATGTCGCCCGTTCTTGAGGCTGTAAAGAATCTTCACTGAACCCAGGCCGAACAGCCCCCGGCCCGGTAGCGCACGCGCGCACTGATCGGGGCAGCGCATCGCTGAGAAGCGACCGCAAGGAGAGAGCTACATGCTCGAAATGACCGCAGACAATCCGGCGACGGAATCTGCACCCACCGGCCAGGATACGGCCACTGGCACCCAAGTCACCCCGCAGAACGAGTCTGGCGAGGAACTGCAAGGCCAAGAGCTTGAGCAGTCACCCGAGCTTGACGAGATCGAAGAGGAACTGGAGGGCGTCAAACTTCGCGGAAGGAAGGAAGCCCTGGAGCGCATCAAGGCCGAGAGGCTGATGCAGCAGGACTACACGCGCAAGACGATGAGCCACGCCGAAGAACGGCGTGCGTTCGAGTCCGAGCGCGAGAGCTTCACCCGCGAGCGACAGGTGGCGGAACAGCTCGAAAACGAGCGATTCCAGATGCGTGCGATTGACACCCGCATGCAGCAGATCGCACAGGCGCTGCCACAAGTCAGCCAGCAGAACCCGGAACTGGCTCAACAACTTCGGGACGAGTTCATGCAGTTGCAGGGCGTTCGCCCGCGACTGGAGGGCTCCATCGCGCAGAAGCAGCAACAGATGCAACTGGCACAGCAGCAGACCCATGCCAAGCTGTTCAGTGACGCTCAGACCTTCCTCATGCGCGAAATCAAGGACTGGTCTCCCGCGAAGGACGCGGAGCTGGAGGGATACGCCAAGGGTCTAGGGATCAACACCCAGCAGCTTGGTCAGTTCCTCCTGCGAAACCCGGCCATCGCCGTCGCGCTTGACAAGGCGCAGAAGTGGGACAAGTCCGTGAAGGAACGTCTTTCCACCATCAAGAAGCCTGCGCCCGCGCCTGACAAGCCGGCCAGTCGGATCGAAGGCGGCAAGGCGAAGACGCAGAAGTCGGTTTCCGACATGAGCCCGGCTGAATACCGGGAGTTCCGTCGAAAGTCGGCAGGTCGCTGACCGCGAGAGGTCGGCATCTCTAACGCCGCGAGGCGCTGAGGAACACACATGAGCAACACATTCAAGGTGATCGACATGATCGCCAAGGAAGGGCTGGCCATCGCCCACGAGAAGGCCACTTTCACCAGCACGGTGGATCGTCAGTTCGATGAGAGCTTCAAGCCGCAGAACATCGGCGGCGGGCGCATCGGCGGCACTCTGCGCGTGCGCGAGCCGAACCGCTACACGCGGCGTCAGGGTTCGCGCATCATGGATGTGCAGGACACCGAGGAAACCACGCAGACCATCACCCTGGCTACCCAGGATGGTGTTGACATGCGATTCACGTCCGCCGACCTGGCGCTGAACGTTGACGACCCGTCACAGGTCCGCGCGTTCTCGCGCCGCTTCATTGAGCCTGCCATCTCGCAGCTCGTGAGCGGCATCGATGGCGACTGCATCACCACCGCCACCAAGGCAACGTACAACCTCGTCGGCACCGCTGGCACGGTGGTCGGCGCATCCGGCGACATCACCGCGCTCGGCCTGGCCCGCGCCCGGCTGAACCAAGGCCTCGCGCCGAAGGATCGCAACCGCGCGCTGCAGCTCGATTCCGTGACGATGGCGTCCATCGTCAACGCGAACAAGGGCCTGTTCATGCCCGGCGATCAGGTGGAGAAGGCGTTCGTGGAAGGCTACTACGGCCGCTCGGCGATGGCCGACTTCTACGAAAACGAGCGCACCTACTCGCACGGCAACGGATCGGACGTGACCGGCACCACCGATGCGGCGGCCGGCGTGACCGATGGCGGCTCCACCGTCTCGGCTGACACCGCCGCACCTGTCACCCTGACGGTCGGCTCGGTGTTCACCATCGACGGTGTGTACGCCTGCCACCCGGAGACGAAGGCGAGCCTGGGCTACCTGCAGCAGTTCACCAACACGGCCGGCACCGGCTCCGGTGGTGACATGACCGTCTCTCCGACGATCTACCTGACCGGCGCGAAGCAGAACGTGTGCTCGGCTGCGGGCGCTCAGCTGGCAACGACGGACTTCAACAGCAAGACCATCACCGTGGTCGGCTCGGCGAACACGTCCTACAAGCACAACCTGATGTACCACCGCGATGCGTTCGCGTTCGTCATGGCCGATATGCCCGTGATGGACGACGCACACAAGTGCGTGGTGCGCCGCGACGAAGGCTTTTCGATTCGCGTGTGGATGGCTTCGGACATCCGCAACGACGAACTGCTGTGCCGCTTGGACGTGCTTTACGGCTTCAAGGTGTTCCGCCCCGAGTGGAGCTGCCGCATCACCAACTGATGCAAGGCCCTTCGGGGCCTTTTCTCCCCCTTCATCTTCTCACTAGGAGCATCAAATGCCCGAGTACAACCAACTCTCCGACGGTCGCCCGGATGGCACGCAGCTCGGCCAATCGGCCAGCGACAAGGTGGCGTTTCACGGCGCCACTCCGACCACGCAGATCAGCTACATCGCCACGATCACGGCCAGCGCCACGCTGTCGCAGATCGTCGTGAACTTCAACGCGCTGCTCGACGCCCTCAAGACGCGCGGCCTGATCGCCACGTCGTGAAGATCGCCTTTGAAGGGCACGTTCCGGTGCCGCATGACGAGATGCTGCTGCATGTCGCGCATGCTCACGCGCTGGGACTGCCTTTCATTGGCGAGGTGCCGCCGCACGATAGACCGCTTGCGGTTGTCGGCGGCGGCCCATCCATCGCCGATCACCTGGACGAGGTTCGCGGCTTCGCGGACGTTTGGGCGATCAATGGAGCGTGCCGATTCCTTCGTGAGCACGGCATTGACTCCACGCTGATTTCCGTTGACCCGTGCGACTTCCTGGCCGAACGGGTGAGCGGAGCGAAGCGGGCCATCCTGGCTACGCGCTGCCATCCGCGCGTGTTCGGGGCGCTGGAGGGCGCCGACGTTCGGGTCTTTGACCTCGTGAACGACGTTCCCGGCGGCCACATCGTGAGCACGGCCACCGCGATGATGGCCTTCACCGTAGCGCCTTTCATGGGCTATCGGCGTGTCGTGTTCTTCGGCTGCGAGGGCAGCTACACGAAGCAAACGCATGCCTACATGGATGAGGCCGAGCTACAGGATGGCCGGTTCACAGTTGAAGTGGACGGCCGCAGATTCGATACCTCGCCTGATCTGTACATGCTGACTACCGGCATGGCCGAAATCATGCGCCTGACCGTTCCGGGCTCTTTCATGGAGCGATCCGGCGGACTGCTGCGGGCGCTGGTGGAGTGCCCTGCCCATGAAATCGTCGCAGTCTCCGACAGCCTGCGGCGGCAGATGAGTATCCAACCATGCCCGACCTGTTGACGACTGTGGAGACGGTCAAGCAAGGGCTCTCGGCGCGTGGCGTGAGCATCGCGCAGACCTACGCCGAGACGATGCCAGATGCCTACCTGATCCGCGTCACCTGTTCGGATGGGGACGCGGTGCAGATGTGCGTTGACTTCACGGGACCGAGCGAAAGCCAGCTAGACCACGCTGCGGACACCCTCAACTTCGCTGGCGTCTAGGAGAGACTGACATGCCCCATTGGATGAAAAGCGCCGATCACGGTGTGATGCCCCTGTACGACATGGGCGAAGTGGAGCGACACAAGAAGCTCGGCTGGGTCTACGTCAACACCGGGGAATCCATCGCTGCCGATTCGCCGCCCGCCCCTGCGTCCACGGCTGCGCCTTCTGTTCAGGCAATGCTGGACCCGGAACCGGCCGCGAGGATCACGGACGTACTGGACCAGAACGCGCCGGAGATCATCGCGCTGCTGGACGGCATGACCGTATCGGCTCTGGAGGGCCTGCGGGTGCGCGAGCGCGAAGGCCGGGCTCGAAAGGGACTGCTGCGCGCCATTGACGAGGCGATTGAGCAGGCCAAGGGCTGAGAGGGTAGGCCGTGGATCCCGTCACCAACTACGCCACGCTGAAAGCGGCGATCCCTGGAATGATGAAACGTGATGGTGACACGCAGATCACGGAGAACGTCGCCCTTTTCATCCAACTGTGCGAGGCGGATTTCCCGGATCGGCTCTTCCCTCGGGAAGAGGAATATGACACGGGCCTCACCGCCACGCTGAACAGCGCGACGATTGACCTTCCTTCGGACTACATCAGCCCGATTGCCCTGTGGCTGGTCATTGACAGCGAGCGCATCCAACTGCGGCAGCGTCTACCGCAGGAACTGCCATACGACAGCGACAGTGCCGAGCCGAGCGTGTGGGCCATTGACGGCTCGACCATCCGTTTCGACTGCCCGTGTGCGTCCGCGTACAGCGTGCGGTTCCGCTACCGCAGGAAGACCGACCTGTCGGACGCGAACCCGACGAACTACCTGCTGACTCGCCGGCCTGACATCTACCTGTACGGCTCGCTGAAACAAGCGGCGATGTTCACGGAAGACGACCAGGCAATCGAGAAGTATTCGGCGCTGTATGAGACGGCGCTTCGGTCTTTCGCCAATGCCGAGAACCGCAGCCGGCGCGTGCCGCTGCGAACCGACCTGCCGGGCACGGGCGGGCGTTCCAACATCTTCAACGGCGAGTAATCCATGACCGTCGAATCAGCCTCCAGCATCAACGACCTGAACGCGAGCTATCCGGCGGACTCCGATGTCCGCAGCGAAGGCGCGGCCCACATCCGGCTTCTGAAGACACTGCTGAAGGCCGAGCGCGGGATGGTCATCACGTCCAAGTCTGCGGCGTATGGCTTCGTGCTGACCGATGCGAACAACTCCTTCCTGCACCCCGCAGCCGACACCACGGCCAGAACGTGGACCATCCCGGCGAACGCATCTGTTGCGTTCCAGGTTGGGACTGTGCTGACGTTCATCAACGAGCATGGCGCTGGCGATATCACCATCGCCATCACCTCGGACACCATGCGTCTTGCTGGCGCCGGGACCACGGGTAGCCGCACGCTGGCCGCGAACGGCATCGCCACGGCGGTCAAGATCACCACGACGAGCTGGCTCATCAGCGGGACGGGCCTCACGTGAGCATCGTTCAGCGGCTCATCATGGGCTACTCGGGCGCTGGTGGAGGTGGCGGATCCGCGCCTGACACGACCGTCCCTGTTCTGTGGCTGGATGCGTCCGACTCGTCCTACTACACGCAGACCGGAGGCAAGTATTCGTCGCTGCGGGACAAGAACGGCGGGCTTGACTTCGTGCAGGCTACCGATGCAAAGCGGCCCACGGTGGACTCCACCACGTTCTCGCTCAACTCCATGGCGATCACCACGCAGTTGAACGTCAAAGCGGCCAGCAAGCTCAACGCGGGGGCTAACTTCACCTGTTTCATGGTCGGCTCCACGCTGACCGGATCTGGGTCATACAACCAGACGGCGATCCGCAACGGTTCGTACACAGTGCAGACCGGGACGGACATGTTCGGCCTTCTCGGGAACTCGTCGCAGATGGCTTGCCAGGTGGGTGTCTACGAAGGCAATGGGAACGTCGCCGACTCGTTCTACCAAACGTCCTCCTACATCAACGCATCCACGAAGTTCCTTCTGATGGCGTCGTCCGATGGCGTGATCCGGCTGAATCGTTCAGGCGTTTCCCTGTCGGGCGCTATCACCGGATCGCTGATCGTGGACCAGATCGGCGAGAACTCGGGCGGCGAGCTGTACCTGGGGCGTGGCACCGTGGGCGAAATCATCATCTATGACGAGATCCTCGGGGCCACGGAGCGCGCGGCGGTGGAGGACTACCTTTACGCGAAGTGGGGTACGCCCTGATGCCCCGCTATGACGTGAAGGACTGTTCGCAGGGCGTGAACCGCGACCTGATGCCGCAGGAGCTTGGCCCTGGCGTCTGGTCCGCCGTGAAGAACATGCGATTCACCAAGGGTTTCGCCGAGCGCATCGGCGGGATCTATGACCAATTCGACGCCCCTTCCGTCACGCCCTACTGGCTGTACTACTACGAAGCCGCGACGACCGGGTATTGGGTGCATGCGGGACTGACGGCGGTCTATGTGGACGACGGCACCACGCGCACGGACATCACGGGAACGGCTCCTGGCGGTGCGATTGATGATCGGTGGACCGGCGGCACCATCGGCGGGCTGCTGGTGATGAACAACGCATTCAACGTCCCGCAGTATTGGAACGGCAACACGGCGACCAACCTCGCCACGCTGACCGGATGGGACACCAATTGGCGCTGCAAGTCGCTGCGGGTGTTCAAGCAGTTCATCTTTGCCCTGAACGTCACGAAATCGAGCACCGCGTACCCGCACATGGTCAAGTGGTCCGCTGCGGCGCTCCCCGGTGCGCTGCCGACCTCATGGGACGCGACTGACGAGACGCTGGAGGCGCGCGAGGTCGAGATTGCTGAGACGCCAGACCCGATCATTGACGGATTCCAGCACGGTGACAGCTTCATCGTGTGCAAGGAGCGGAGCATGTACCGCTTCACGTTCATTGATGGCGCGCTGGTGTTCCAGTCGCAGAAGCTGCCCGCACCTACCGGGATGATGGCGCGCGGATGCTTCGCGCATACCCCGATGGGGACGGTGATTCTCGCCGTGGGCGATGTGGTCCTGTTCGATGGGCAGACCACGCAGAGCATCGCGGACGGACAGGTCAAGGAATACATCTTCAACAGCATGGACCCGGACAACTACGAACGCTCGTTCGTGGTGTCCAACCCGATCCGGCAAGAAACGCTCATTTGCTTTCCGACCATTGGTCAATCGGCCTGCAACAAGGCGATGGTGTGGGACTGGAAATCGGGGAAGTGGGGCGAGCGTGACCTTCCTAGCGTCACCTACGGCGCCACGGGCCTCATTGACGACCAGGCGACCGACACATGGGCGGCGGCCTCGGGTACGTGGGCGACTGATGTGCAGCCGTGGTATCAGGAGACGCTGACCGCGAACCAGACGCGCGTGATGATCTGCCGCACCGCCCCCGCGATTTCCGCGTATGACTACGGCGGAGACGACGACGGGACGGAGATTGAAAGCTATCTGCGCCGTGATGCGATTTCGATGGGCGAGGATGGCGTTTGGCTGTTCAAGGATGTCTGGCTCAACGTGGACGCGCCTGCGGGGACGGAGATTGGCGTGTCTCTCGGGGCTTCGATGTACCCGAATCAGGCACCCGTGATGCGCGATCCGGTGACATTCACGGTGGGTTCTACGCATCGTGTGCCGGTGATGGTGAAAGGCCGATACGCGGCGCTGGAGCTGTCGCATACGGGGCCGCAGAAGTGGAAGATCCGCAGCTACGGGATCGGCGTGCAGCCGGCGGGGAAGTTCTGACATGGCTGGATTGCTTGGTGACGTACTGCCGTACATCTATCAGCGTGCGAATGCGCTGAAACGCGGCATTGGCGACTTCGTGGCGGATCCGGTTGGATCAATCACGCAGGGCGTGAACTACGCGAATGACCGTGCGGGCGGATTGCTTGCGGCGACCCGTGCGGCGGCGGATGAAAGTGCGGCGAGCGGTGGCCTAGTGTATGGCCCTGCGAATCAGAAACTTGCCGGGATTCTCGCAAACGCCTACAACCCGATGGGCATCACGGTCTATCACGGTTCACCGCACAAGTTCGCCAAGTTCGACAGCAGCAAGATCGGTACGGGTGAGGGTGCGCAGGCTTACGGGCATGGGTTGTATTTGGCTGAGTCGCCGGATGTAGCTAAGTCGTATAGCGGCAAGTTGTCGAGCGAATTGACTTACAACGGCAGGCCAATGGCCCGCGAATCCGGTAGATCGTCAAAAGACGCTGCGGCATGGTCGCTTTATCTCTCTGGCGGTGACAAAGATGCAGCAAAAGCATCTGGGCTGGCGTCAGACAAATGGATTGACAAGCTAGATCCAGCGAAGCTCCAACCCGGAGGCCAAGTCTACAAAGTAGACCTCCCCGACGAAGCCGTGGCCCGCATGCTGGATTGGGATAAGCCGCTTAGTCAGCAGGCGCCGGAGGTGCAGAGGGCTCTTGGATTTCAACCGGGAACTAGGGCAGAACTAGACGCGGCAGCGGAGAAATTGTTCACCAAGTATGGCACGCCAAATAAGCGAACGCCAGCGCAGCAAAAAGCATTTATGTCCGAGTACAACGCATTGAACGATGCGCTTGATAAGTTGGCGCCTGACACACTAGCAAGCCACTTTTACAACGGAACAGACCCGGATAACTGGTTGCACGGCGCATTCGACAAAACGTCCAAAGCGCAGACAAGTGAGGAACTGCGAAAGTTGGGCATTCCAGGCATCCGCTATCTAGACGGCGGATCGCGCGGCGCCGGGGCTGGCACGAGCAATTTTGTGGTCTTCCCCGGCGAGGAATCGCTGCTGACCATCCTTGAACGCAACGGCATGCCGTTGCCGAAGTGATGTACACGCCCCTAGCCCCGCCTTCCGACCCGAAGGCGCTTTCGGCGTTTCTGAACGGCGAACTGCAACGCATCGCGCAGGCTCTGAACCAACGACAGGACCGCGTACAGCTTCGTGAGATTCACGCGGCGCTCGACAAGCCGCGCACGGGCGACGTGTTCTTTGCCGATGGCACGGACTATGACCCCGGGCTAGGACAAGGCCCGTACTGCTACATCGGTGGGCTGTACGTCAAGATGACTGCGGCCCTTGCCGGTGAATCGGTGAGTGCGGCAAAGACTTTCGACATCACGGACGCCAACAAGGCGTTTTTGCATCCCAGCGCGGACACGACAGCGCGGACATGGACGATTCCGGCGAATTCGTCGGTCGCCTATCCGCTGTTCACGGCGCTGACCTTCATCAACCAGAACGGGGCCGGCGTGATTTCGATTGCGATCACGACCGACACGATGAGGCTTGCGGGTGCGGGAACGACCGGCACGCGGTCACTCGCGGCCGATGGAATCGCCACGGCGATCAAGGTCACAGCGACCGAGTGGCTTATCTCTGGCACAGGACTTACATAGGGGGCCTATATGGCACTGACTACAGAGCAACTTCAGAAGATGGCATCCCTTGGCTATGGCGGTGTGCTCAAGAAAGACGGGTTGATCTACACCCCCACCATGACGTCTTCCGACATGGGTGGCGAAAATAACTTCACTGGCGGGCAGACGTTTTCTGGCTACAACGTACTCCCCGAGGGCTGGAAGTTTGGCGACATGGCCAAGCAATACGATGCGCAGGGGAACTACACGCACGACTGGCAAACGTCCGCGCCGGACCTGTGGGACAAGCTCGGCCCGGGCCTTGCGATGTCGCTGATTGGCTATGCGGGCTTGCAGGGCCTGATGGGGGCGATGGGCGGCAGCGGAGGCCCAATGAGCGGATTTGACGCTGGTGTGCCAACGGCCGGCGAGGTGGCGGCGCAGAACGCGGCATTCGCCGAGTCGATGAGCCCCTATCTCGCCAAGGGCGTGCCGCAGATGATGGGCACGCTTGAGCTGATCCCGGAATCGGCCATGCCGGTTGCGCCGACTGGCTACACCGGCCCGACTTTTGGCGGTATCGGGACAACGCTCGCGAGCGGGGCGAAGAGCGCTGCCAGTTCTCTGATCCCGGGAGTCAGCGACAAGGCCCTAGGCATCGGTGCCACGGTCTTGGGCGGCGCTCTCGGCTCGCAAGGCACGCCCGACCAGACGCAGGAAAAGAAGATGGATCCGCGAATGGATCAGTTCGTCTACGGCGAGTTGATGCCGAAGGTGCAGGGATTGCTGAACTCACAGATGCCGCTGGCTCAACAGGCCGGCGATCAGATGCGGATGGTGGGCTCCGGCTTGCTGGGCCAACCCATTGCCCCCAACGGATTTGAGCGTTTCACGCGCGGGAGGTATTGAGCATGTTCTACGGCGTACCTGGCGGCCTTTCTGGCGCTGCGTGGGGGACTCAGGACAGCAACGGCGTATGGTCTGACTGGGCAAACCCTGCGCCGCAGCAAGTGGCCGCCTACGATCCCGGCGCTGGCGCGGCTTTCGGTGGCGCGGCTGATGCGTACATGGGCGATCCAAACGCCTACGCGGCGCAGATGTCGGCGCCTGTGGCGACTCCAGCGGCTGGTGGCATGGCGCCCGTGGGCGGGGCATCTTTCGGCGGTGCCTCCCCCGTTCCGATGGCCGGCGACATGAGCGCGGGCGGTTCCACCTCGTTCAACGGCGGCCCCGGTGGTTATGGCGGCGCGACATTCGGCGGCGCAGGCGGGGCTTCGGCCCCCGACATGGGCGGTTTCCTGCGTGGCCTCGACTGGTCCCCGCAGAACGCGGCCAATGCAACCCGGCAGATGACGCAGGCCATGCAGCAATACGGGTGGACCGCAGACCAAGTGGGGCAGAACCTCGGATTCACCGGACAGCAGATCAACGACCACATCGCCAAGTACGGCGCCCCTTCTTCTGGCTCTCAACTGTCAGGCGCGGGCGGCGCAGGCATGGGCGGGTACGGCAACATGCCGCAGAACCCGTACCTGCCGACCATCGCCAACGACATCACCCGCCGCAGCACGGACATGATGAACGCCGGCATCCGCCAGGCGCGCGGCGCTGCGATCATGGCCGGTGGTTTCGGCGGCACGGGGCAGGGCCTGCTGGAGAACGCGGCGATCAAGGGCAGCGTGGACAACCTTGCCGGCCAGCTCGGCAACCTGTACGGCTCGGCTTGGAATCAGGACCAATCGCGCGACTTGCAGCGGTATCAAGCTGACCAAAATTTTTGGACGAGTCAACGCGGACAAGACCTGCAAGCGGCTGGCCTCGGCGCCTCGCTGCTGGGACAGGGCGTGAATCTGCCGTGGTCGCCGATCCAGAACGCGGCCAACATCGGCGGCGGGTTCTCCGGCATGGGTGGGTCGGTGACGACTCCGGGGCAGGGGAGCGGTGCGCAAGGAATCCTAGGCGGGATGCTCGCCGCAGCGCAACTCGCCAAGAACTTCGGGTATTTCCTCTAAGGGGCTGACATGGCACTACTCGGAGACGGATGGAACGATCCGCAAAGCGCGGCCATCATGGCGCTGTCTGCCGGCTTGCTGGGCCGCAACTTCGCAGGCGGCCTCTTGGGCGCGAACCAAGCCTATGCGCATGGCAAGGCGGCGCAGCAACAGGCGGCGATGCAGCAATTGCAGATGAAGCAAATGCAAATGGGTCTAGACCGCGAGCAGCGCGCGCTTGAGATGGACGGCGCATTGCGGCAGGCGGCTAAAGATTCTTTCCTGACGCCAGAGCGGGCAACTGCTCTGAGCATGGGGCCGATGCCTGACGGGTCAAACATGCCGATGGTTCAACCCGGTTTTGACATGTCGGGATACGTCAATCGCGTTATGCAGATTGATCCGACAAAGGGCATTGGATTGCAGCAGGCGATGCAGAAAGACGATACTCCGATCCCCGTGGCTCCTGGCGCCTCGCTCTACTCAAAAAAGCAGAACAGGGTTCTATTTACTGCGCCAGACAAGGCGGACAAACTGCCAGCCGAAGTGCAAGCGTATGAGTACGCGCGTGGGCAGGGCTATCAAGGCACCTACGAACAGTGGGACCGAGAGCGGAAGAGGGCTGGGGCTGTCAAGGTTGAAGTGCCGATCAACATGGGGCAGAAGGGGCTAGACAATGAGCTATCCCTGCATTCCAAATGGCGTCAGGAGCCGATCTACAAGGCGCACCAAGACGTAAAAAGCGCCTACTCGCAAATCAGTGCGGCACTGGCGCAGCAAAGTCCTGCTGGGGACCTTGCGGGCGCCACCAAGCTGATGAAGATCCTAGACCCGGGCTCGGTGGTGCGAGAGTCTGAATTGGGGATGGCGATGGCCGCTAGTGGCGCGATGGATCGGCTGGTGAACTACGCGGACAAGATCATCAAAGGCACCAAGCTAACGCCGACGCAGCGCAAGGACTTCCAAACGCTTGCCGATTCACTCACCGCCGAAAGCGTCAAGCAATACAACGCGAAGCGCAACGAGTATGCCAGGTTCGCGCAGGACTACGGGCTGAATGCTGATCGCATTGTCGGCGCTGAAGAGCGCGGGGCTACTGTTCCAACGCAGCAGCCTAGCCCGGGCGTTACGCGTCGATACAACCCGGTCACCAGGAGGATCGAGTAATGCCGCAACGCATAGAAGTTCCCGGTATGGGCGTGGTGGAGTTCCCTGATGGCATGAGCGATGCGGACATTACTGCCGCGATTGAAAAGAGCATGCCATCTCAGTCTTACGAATCGGGCAAGCGTGCGCCTGGGGCCTTGCAAGGCCTTATCAACGTCGCGCAGGGGCCTACGTTCGGCTTCGCCGATGAACTTATCGGCGCTGGCGGCGCAGTGGTCGGGGCGTTGCAAGGAAGGCCAATCGGTGAGTCCTACCGCAGCGCCCGCGACTTCGCGCGCGGTGCATCGGACTATCAGACTCAGCAGAATCCGATCTTTTCAGCGGTCACGCAGGGCATGGCGTCATTGCCTATTGGCGGAATGTTCACCAAAGCAGCGCCAGCTGCTAACACCATCCTGACTGCCGGGAAGTCTGGCGCTCTCACGGGCGGTCTGTACGGTCTAGGCGCGTCAAAAGCCGAGGATCTCACTGGCATGGCGCTTGATACGGCGGGCGGGGCTGCATTGGGCGGCGTCGTGTCTGGTGCAGTTGGTGCTGGGATGCGCGGCGGTGGTGCCGTGCTGGGCAATGTGCGGGAGCGATTTAGCCCGAAGGCTGCTAATGCTGCGGCAGAACTGAAAGTCGCCGAGGCCCTGGCCCGTGATGCGCGCGGCACTGTAGCCACTTCCGGCCTGACCAACCCCGCCTTGCAAACTGAGGCGCGGCTAGCCAAGCTCGGCCCCGATGCGATGATCGCCGATGCAGGCGGCCAGAACACGCGGCAGCTACTGGATACGCTCGCCACTCTGCCGGGCCGCACGAAAGAGACCGTGGCGAATGTGCAGCATCAGCGCATGGCTACTGAAGGCGGGCGCCTTCGCACGGCTGCGCAGAAGGCATTGGACACGGGCGGGCAGCGGTTGGCCGGAACGGTGGAGAGTCTTGCTGAGACGCGCGCTCAAGCGGCGGCGCCCCTGTACGGCCAACTGCGACAAGTCAACATTCAGCCCACGCAGGACCTCGCTGATGTGGTCGCCGCAGCCGATCAACTCGGCGCGCTCAAGCATGCTCGCACGCTCGCCACGGCACGGCAACAGCCATTCTCGATTGACCCTACGCAGCCGGGTCCGTGGAACGCCGGGCAGCTTGACCATGTGAAGCGCGGGCTAGATCAACTGATCGCCAAAGAGACGAAGCCGGACGGCACGGTTACGCCTGTTGGCGCTGCTATCAAAGAGCTGAATCAGCGCATGATTTCCATGCTCGACGACGCGACCACGGACCCGCAGACCGGGCGCAGTCTCTACAAAGCGGCGCGCGATGCCTTTGCCGGGCCATCTGCCCTGATCGACGCAGCGAACGCAGGGCGGCGCATTCTTTCTAGCGACGATAACGCGATCACCACGATGATGCGGGGGATGAGCACGAGCGAGATTGAGGCATTCAGGATCGGCGCGAATGAAGCCCTGCGGGCGAAGCTGGGCACGCAGGCCGGGCGCACTGAGCTGATGAACATGTGGAAGAACGACGCCACGCGGGAAAAACTGCAAGCCGTGTTCGGCGACAACATCCGCAGCTATCGTGAGTTTGCCGCTGAACTGGCAAGGGAAAACGTCAAGCGCGGCATTCAGAAGGTCAACACCGGGTCACAGACCGCAGCGCGCATTGCCGGCATGGGCGATATGGACGCGGGCGTATTGCAGAGCGTGGCGGGCACTGCCGCAGCCGCGAAGTCGGGCAACCCGCTGGGGCTCGTGGCTGGCGCTCGGGATGTGTGGAACAAGGTGCAGCTCCCGCAGACAACCCGAGACCAAATGGGCGCGCTACTTCTCCAGTCCGGTCCTCAGGCGCAGCAAAGCCTGCTCAGAATGCGCGACCTGACCAACCGCATCAACGAAAACAACGCGCTGTTGTATCAGTCCACGGGACTGCTCGGAGGCAACCTGATCGGAACCAACATTCAGCCGCGTGGATTACTCTACGGGCAGCAGTAACACTTTCCCCAAGCCCGCCAGTCGGGCTTTTCTCCACCCCTAACGCCGAGACGGCGCCGGAGTTCATCATGTCCTACATCTCTCGCCCGACGGTCACTCGGGCCGCCAACACCACGGCTTACACGGCTGGCGATGTTGTCGGCGGCGTGATCAACTTCAAGGGCTTCCCTGCACAGGCCGATGTGCTCATCACCTCGGCTGATCTTCGCATTGACATCGCGTCGATTCCTTCCGGGATGACCAGCTTCCGGCTCGAACTGTACAAGGAGCGCCCCGCGTCGGCCTACGTGGACAACGACGCATGGGACTTGCCAAGCGGCGACCGAGACGACTACATCGGGTTTGTTGACATTGGCGTGATCGCTGACAAGGGATCAACCTTGTACGTGCAGAACAGCGACGTTCGTATGCAGGTTCGCACGGGCTTGATCGGCCTGTTCGGCTACTTGGTCACGACTGGCGCATTCACACCGGCGAGCAATTCGGAGGTGTATCGCCCCTGTCTGCGTGCCTATCCGCTGTCCGGGGCCGCCTAAATGAAGGCGGCACTTCGGCTGCTGCTGGCGCCGTACCGCTTCAGTGTTGATCGGCTATTCCGAATGGGCCAGGACATCGGCTGGCACTGGCAGTTCGATGACCCGCTCAAGCGCGTAGGCATCCCATACGAATGGGTTGACACAGCCGGCACGACGCCAACAACCGCAGTCGGGCAGGGCATCGGCCTTTTGCTCGGCAGAGAGTACGGCGGCGCAACCGGCCCCAGCCTCTTGGCGAACGGCGCAACCGGCCTGACCGGCACAGCGACAGCGGCGAGCTACAACACCAGCACCTTTGCCGGCTCTGTCTCGCGGGCGGGTGACGCCAGCAATCAGTCTTGGGTGACGTGGACCGGGCTCACGACTAGCGCTGTCCACCGTATCCGCATCACGAACACAGGCGCGACGAGCTTGGACGTGCGCAATGGTGGTGTGGCTGGAACCATCGTGGCGAGCATCGCAGCCGGTGCGTCATCGTGGGTGCATCCTGCGACGACCGGGGGCAGTACCTCGATCACGATCACGGCGACGAGCAACAGCACCACGGCGACTTTCACGCTTGGGCAGTTTGCTGTGTTGCCCGGCACCCACCTGACCCAAGCCACCGGCACGGCGCGGCCTACGCTGTCGGCGCGGGTGAATACGCTGCTCAACAGCGAGGACTTCAGCAGCGCGAGCTGGAACAAGTCGCGCGCCACTGTCACCGCCAACGCTGCGACGGCTCCAAACGGGACGCTCACGGCGGACAAGATCGTTGAGGACACAGCCACTAATAACCACCGGGTTTTTCAGGCCGTCACGAAGTCAGCGGCGGTTGCTTCGGCTTGGGTGTTTTCTGTCAGTTTGAAGGCGGCCGAGCGTGGATTCGCCACGGTCAAGATGTCCGATAACTTTGAGGGGGATCAGGGTGAAGTTGGCATCAATCTCTCAACCGGCGAGGTGTCCGCCTTTGTAGGGACGTTCACAAACATGAGCGTCACCGTTGTCGACGAAGGTAATGGCTGGTGGCGCGTGAAATTTACGGCCACCTGCGACACCGACAGCCAAGTAGTGGCGTGGGTTCAGATAGCAAACGCTCTCGGCACTTCGGTCGCTTACACGGGTGACGGAACAAGCGGCATCTACGCCTGGGGTGCCGACCTCCGCACCGCCGACGACGCTGCCAAGAACATCCCCGTCTATCAGCGCGTGGGCGCTACTGCGGCGGATCACGACACGGATGGGTTCCCTCACGGTCAGTACCCGGACGGCACGGACGACAACCAGACCACGACCACGGGCGGCGGTGGAACGACGGGGTTCTTCTACTGCGGCGCTATCACGGTCAGCGGCGGTGCCGGTACTGCCCGCACGATCTGGAGCGACACGGGAACCAACACCGGATACCGCGTGCGGGTCAACAGCAGCAACAAGCTCGAACTGGCGGCGGGCAACGGATCGGCATACACCACGGTGCAGAGTAACGAGACGATCACGGCACCCGGGACGTACCTGCTGAGTGCATGGGATGACGGCGGCGTGCTGGCTGTGCAGGTGAACAACCTGGCGCCAGCGACCACCACGCGGCCAACCGTGTCGGCTGGGACGTCAACAATCACGGTCTACAAGGACAACGGGGCGGCCAGCAGCTACTTCAACGGGCGCGACTATGGCTCCGTGTACGCGCAGCGGTACATAGGCGAGACGGCGCACAACCGGCTGAAGCGCTATCTGGCGAACGTGGCGAGGATCACGGTATGACCACCTACACCCACCGTGCAATGCTTGTGCCCGCCGCATACGCGCCGCTGGCCCGCCAGCTCGCTGAAGCCTTCGCGCCGATCAGCGGCCCCGGCATGTTCGTCACGCCGGTCTACGACAACGACGGAGTGATCCGCTACTACGCGAGCAACGGGAACATCGACGAGGAGTTCGCCGCGCTGGTCGATGACCCGACCGGCGATGCCTTGTGGGCCGCGCTCCAGGCCGCAGGCGACCAAGTGCCCGAGGGTGCTGTGCGCGCCATGATGGCAGGCGCCGTGGTGAGCGACACCAAGACGGTGCTGAACCTCGTGGCCGAGAAGGGCCTGTACGGGCACAACGACCCGAAGGGGGAGGAGGCACCGTGATCGAAGTCGCCATCATCCTCGCCATCGTCGCCGTCGTCATCGTTCTGCGCAAGGACGATGCGCAAGACGCCCCGCTGGTGATGACCGTGCACGGCAACAGCGCGCTGGCCGGCGGCTGGTTCGACGGCCCGACGCTGCGCTTCTACGACCCGACGCCGGTGCAGATGCTGCGCGCGAAGCTGCCGGGCCTGCGGATCGTGGACTGCGCGCAGAACGGCCTGCAGCTCGGCGAGGCCCTGGACGGCGGCCCGGTGAAGCGCGGCCAGCCCGTGCTGGGCCAGACCTCGGCCACGTGCACCTCGTTGCGGGACCTGTGGATGCAGCACCGGCCCCAGGTGGCCTACATCGCCCTGGCCGAGGTGGACGCCCTGGTGCGGCCCGACTGGAAGCCCGAGCACCTGGCCGACGAGATCGACGAGGCCGTGCGCACCGCGCGCGAGCTGGGCGTGCTGCCGATCCTGCAGGGCTGCATCTGGTTCGCCGAGGGCGGCCCGGTGGATGCCGCCTCGCTGGCGCGGGTGGACGAAGCGAACCGGGTGGTGCTGGAGCACGGCTATGCCCTGGGCGTGCCGGTGGTGGACATCCGGGTGACGCCCTTCAACCCCGCGCGCGACGTGTGCCCGGACGGCCTGCACCCGACCGGCTACATGCACGAGCGGTACACCGACGTGCGCGCCAACGCCATCGCCAAGATCCTCACCACGGAGGCTCTGTCATGACCTACATCCTGTTGATCGTTGCCCTGGTCTTGCTGGCCGTGGACTGGCTGCAGACCGTGACCATTGCACGCAACCCGGGCCGGTGGTTCGAGCGAAACCCGGTCATCCTCTGGTGGATGCGCCTGGCGGTGGATCGGCTGCACCTGCCCGAAGTCGGCGTGCATGTGCACTTCGCGCTGTCAGCCGTGCTGATCGTCGGCATGGCCTGCGTCATCGCCTGGCTGTGGCCTCGGCACCTGATCGGCTGGGCGGTGCTGTGGGTGGCCGTTGAAGGCTGGATGGTGAGAAACAACTACCGCCTGGGCATCAAGCCGGCATCCATCTGACGCGACGAAAGGACCGCGCCTGTGAGCATTGAACACGCCCCCGACACCGTGGCCGTTGGCGGCAAGGTAGCCAGCGCCGCTACCTACGTCGGCAGTGGGACCGCATTCGTGAGCGGCGCGGCCAAGGTCTTCGGTTTCACGCAAGCCGAGTGGGCCGTGATCGGCGTCATCGGCGGCCTACTGGTGGCCGTGGGCGGCTTCATTGTCAACTGGATCTACCGGCACAAGCACTACCAACTGGCGGTTAAGCGCGCCGGGATGGAGTCGCGCCCTGGGGATCTGGAATGACCGCCCTCTGGCGCCGCCTGAAGGGCTACCGCCTGCTGATCCTGGCCGGCGTGATGACGCTGGCCGAAGGCGCGGTGGCGATGGGCGTGCCGCTGCCGTGGTCCGACCAGATCCCGCCGCAGGCCCGCGCGCTGGTGATCGCCGGCATCGGGGCGGCGGCGTTCGTGCTGCGCGTGATGGCGCAGAGGGGCGGCCGTGGCTGACCGTAGCCGCATCGCCATCGGCGCCCTGGCGCTGTCCGCCGCCGGCCTCGTCGGCATGTGGCAGCACGAGGGGTGGACCGAGCGCGCCGTGATCCCGGTCAAAGGCGACGTTCCAACGGTCGGCCCAGGACTGACGCGCCGCGAGGACGGAACGCCTGTTCAGATGGGCGACACGATCACGCCCTTGGACGGCGCCCGGCGCTCGCTGGCGCACATCCAGCGCGACGAGAGGGGCCTGAAAGCCTGCGTGACCGCGCCGCTGCACCAGGCGGAATACGATTTGCTGGTCGATCACGCCTACAACTACGGCGTCAAGGCGACCTGCGGCAGCACGGTGGTGCGCCGGGCCAACGCGGGCGACTATGCGGGCGCGTGCGAGGCATACCTGGCCTGGCGCTTCGTCGCTGGCCGTGACTGCTCGCTACCTGGTTCCGGGTGTCGGGGCGTCTACCTGCGCTCGCAGGCGCGGCGCGACAAGTGCATGGCGGTGCAGTGATGCTGATTCCCCCCCTCTACCGCTGGGCCGCTGTCGCCCTCGCCGTGGTGCTTGGTGCCCTGGCCCTCGCCGCCTGGGATTCCGCCCGCCTCAAGCGCGCCGACGCGGCTGGCTACAAGCGCGCCCAGGCCGAGTATCAGGCGCGCGAGGTCGCCGCCGGCCAC